CGCTAATACTACTTCAGTTGGTTCTGCAATTCAAGTTGCAGTTGCAAATACTAATGGTAGCACAGACTATGTTAATTTAGGTTTTGTTGCAACTAATAGTGGTTATGCAAATATTGAGATTTCAAATGCTACTGCAACTGGTAATTTCTTAACCACAGTAGGTAATGCACAATTATTGTTTGCAAGCAAACCAGTTGTATTATCAGCCAATATCGGTGGTTTAGTAGCAGGTACTACTTATTTCGTTAAAACAATTGCAAACACTACTGCATTTAGCGTTTCATTAGACGCAGGTGGTCCAAACGTTGGATTATCTAACCAAAATGCTACTTCTTATGCTGTTCAAGATCGTATCATATTATCAGGTGCAGCCACTACTTCTTATGCAAATGCTGCATTTGTTTATGCTAATGATGAGGCAGGTTACATTGTTCGTCAAAAAGGCAAACAAAAATATTTGGTAACAGGTCTAACATCTGGCTTAACCGCTCAATGTACAACAGCTAATGTGGCTAATACAGCATTAACACCAAATACAATGAGTGTTACTGCAACAACAGCAACTCCAGCAACAGTATATGTTCAGTCAGTCAATAATTATCAATCAGAACTATTTGAAACTACTGTAGCTGCTGGGTCAATATCAGCCGGTACAGCTTATACAATTCTTAGTGTAGGTACTACAAACTGGACAGCAGTTGGTGCTTCTGCTAACATAACTGGTGTATCATTCGTTGCAACAGCAACTGGTTCAGGAACAGGTACAGCGATATTGACTACAGCGAATCCTGATGTTATTGCTACATTCAACACAGCATACGCTGCTAATACATACGATGGACAACCTAACCCAATCGTTGTAGTTAATAACGCATAATCATGGCAAATACTAGAGCATTATCTGTAAATACATCAGATACCGATATTGCCGTCCTTCAAGTTCAGGTTAATAACATTGAAACAAAAATCAATGAATTAAAAGATGACTTGAGGGAAGTGCATGAATGCCTTGACAAAAATGCGGAAGAAACTCACAAGTTAATAAAAGAGTTGCAAGAAACTAATGACGCTTCTCATAAAGCATTAACTGACAAGGTTAGTGCATTAGAAAAATGGCGTTGGATGATGATGGGGGCAGGTGTTGTTATAGGCTCAATGGGATTTGATACTCTAGCAAAACTACTAAAATAAAAAAAGGGACTTAAAGTCCCTTTTTTATTAATGTGTTTAATTTTTTTTGTACCACATCAAAATTTACTGTACTAAACAATCCAGGATGTAATGGTTTGGGATATTGACCTTCACCTACCCAAGCATATCCGCAATGCTCTTCATTTAATACAGGAATAAATTCTTCTTCTATAGCAGAAAAAAAGGTATGGTATGTAAAGTTATTATTTACGAATTTTTGAATAGGTACTAGTTTAGGATTATCGGGCCAATAACCAATTTCTTCTACGCTTTCTCGCTCTAGCCCGTCTAATAGAGTTTCATCACTTTCTATTTTACCACCAGGAATACCCCAATTACCTGGATTTTTGGCATCAGTTCTAAGTAAATACAGGAATCGTTTAGTGTTTTTACTGTAAAAGAATATTCCAGCTGATGTATTACTCATTTGGAAATTATATCATACTATAAATCAGATTACAATACTGTAGTCGCCCTCATTATACCAGCCATCAACTGCTTTTACCCAATTGCCTTCTGTCCAACGATATTGCATATTGGTAGTTAAATTAGTAACATATTCGGTGGTAGTAGTATTTTCAGAATCAAACGCAACTTGCCATACTCCCAAACTACTATTAAATTGGATTATATCATTAGCATTGGCTACTAAATTTCCCCATGCTACTGTAGTAGAATCTCCACCTGTACCTTCTACAATTAAATATCTTCTACCATTAACAGGACCTGGCAAACCTGCATTAGGACCTACTAGTTGTGGATTAATAATACTAGTCACAGGATTTAAAGTATTTTGCGGTAGTGTATCAGGATCTATATTATAGATTAAAAATCTATCATCAAGTGGATCAGGCACAATTGTACCTACTATCTCTGTATCCATATATGGATTTTGTAACCATATTTGCGATATACCAGGTTTTATTACCCCATAGGCATTTAAATATGAAGTCCAATATAGAGAAGTATTAGGAGATTCGGGAATAGCAAATTCATCATTAGGTGGATCAAATGGTTGATTTGCAGGTAATAGTTGTAGAGTATTACCTAATAATAAAACTTGATAGCCATATGGACTAATTTTTTGTCTAGTACCTAATAACAAATCATCATCTTGTATATCTTGTAGAGAAGCACCTTTGAAAATACTGTAAATAACTTTTTCAATAACACCCATTTTCTTAAGTTTACTTGATGTACTTAACCATATGGGCATATAGAATTTCCAAGTCATAACATCAATGGGGTTTCCTGTTCCTTGTGGAATACTACGACTTGTAAATGTTAACCCATCTTGATATACTATACTTAAAGAAGTCCAATCTAAGAAGTTATCAGTGCTTTGAATTTCTAATCCAGGATTGAATAAAGTACCTAATTGTTCAATAATTTCTAATTTTTGATTATAATTTGTAGTCCAAAAGTCAACAGTGATTCTCAATGTATAAGGTACTGGCATTAATCTTTCAACAGTGAATGCCTGTCCTTGTGTAGTTTCATATGATTGTGAATCAGCATTATATGCTCGCTGACGAATTTGTGTTTTTTCAACAAATGTAGGATTTTGAGTTCTGCCTTGATTATATTCTAATCCACTTATGTAGTATGTTATCAACGGTGCTGATGGTAAATTGCTAGCCGAGTTGTTAGCAATTATAGTAGCGGCTTGTCTGCTGCTATCACCATACATAATAGGTACTCTAACATATATTGTATTACCAGCAGGATCTTTTCCTTTAGTCACATACCATGAACTAAAAATTTTTGCAAATTGAAGTAAAAATCTGCGGATCTGATTATCATAAAAAAACTGTGCCAATTGAATTACCTTTGTTTATGGAATTGGTGGGATAGGGTCTAACGGAGGTTGTAGTATTGAAGATAATGGTTGTGCTTCAGGAATAACTGTACCGTTTGTCAATACAGTTACATTTGAATCATTGATAAATCCAGACAATAATGACTTATCTGAAGCAGTAAATCCAGTATCGGTTCTAACATTCTCAGAAATTCTTATCCATAATCTACCGTCCCATCTATATAATAGTTGTGGTAAGTAATCTATTCGTAAGAAATAATCACCTACTTTTGGGTTTTGTGGGAATGATATACCACTGCCAACTGGATATCCGTTTGGTGCTACAGCAGTACCTGTTAAATAACCTGCACTATAACCAAATGTTCTAGGACTTGATCTAGCAATATATTGGAATGAAGGATCACAATCAGCACGATAATCCATTTGTGGAGTTACAGTACCAGTGAAACCAGGTGCTACTGGGTTTTGATCACCGGTTGCATATGTATTATCTGCTGTTCCATATGGACCAGTAACTGGGCCAGTAGATTGCACAGAAAGAATCATGTCGCCTTCAACTTGCCCTGAATTATTACCTATTCTTTTTGGTGCTAGTTGTAATACTTCTAAATTAATTTGGGTAGAAACATTTATAGCATCTGCTGTTATATCCCATATACTTTTTAATGCTTGTTTAGATATTTTAACTACAGGACTTGCAATTTTATAATTAGGATTCCTAATAATTGCTACAGTACCTGTAGTAGGTTGTCCACTAGAACTAGTAACTACGCTAACTGGTGGAGCAGGTTGATCATTCTTTCCTGATAATACTCCATTTGATTCATATTCACCGTATGTTGGTGAAATATATAAACTACTACGATTATATCCTGCTTCAGGAAGAATTCTAGCGGCTTCCTGTAATGCAGCATTATTAATTTCAATATTCTTGTTGTATGTAGCAAGAATATCTTTAAGATTCTGTTCTTCTGACAATTTCCAATATGCTGGATTTGGTGGATATATTCCTGCAGGAACATCAGTAATTGATTCGTAGTTTTTATCACCATAACTAATAATATAGCCAGGTGGATAAGTTTTATCTTTATCCCATAACCCTAAGTAATTATCCTGATTAATTGGTTCTTGAAGTATTTGACTGAATTCTTGACTATCAACCAATGGCTCACATTTAATTCGCCATAGATGGGGATACCATGTTACAGAGAATCCCTCACTCGCATAATTAGAATCGGTTATTTGATAGAATCTTTTTAATGCTACTGGTATTGTTTCTTTTAAAGGATTGTAATCAAGTAAATGTGGTAATTCTAAAACATCGCCTACCATTAACTTTCTACCAATAAGTTCAATCATGTCATTATAATGTACGGTGATAAAGATAATGTCATTGTTTAAAAATAAACCAAATTGACTTAA